TGAATTAAATTCATATTATGGTATTATTCCTGATGATACCACAATGTTGTTTTATCAACAATCAGCACCACTGCATTGGACACAAAATACTACTGTCACTAATGATAAAGCACTTAGAGTTGTAGATGGTTCTGCTCCTGAATTCGAGGGTGGATCCTCATCTGGATCTGTAAGTTTCACTACGTTATTTAATGATGCTGGTGCAGATGGACCCGTTTCTGCAACTCTTTCAGGAAGCACTGGACCAACAACATTAACAACACAACAACTTCCTGCACATACACATAACACTGGAAGTAATCCTAATTCATATAGATCATCCGCAGGTTCTTCACCATTCAGAACAGATAATAGACAACCTCGTGGATATAATATTAGGGCATCAACAAGAACTACTATAAACAATAGAGTTAGTGTTAATTTTAGACAACCAACCAATGTAAGACAACCTCGTAACTATAGACAACCAAGAAGACAGAGAGTTCCACTCAGACAGAGACAACCAAGAAACCAAAGAGTTAGATACGATGCTCGTTCTAGAAATCCATTTAACTTCCGTGCTCCCGTTCCTTTCCGTGTTCCTGTAAGATCTAGAGCACCATTCAGTTTCCGTGCTGATGTTGGAAGAAGTAGAAGACCAGTACCATTTTCATTCCGTGCTGGTGTAAGAAATAATGATAGAGAACCAAGAAGAAGAGGTGGACGAAGAAGAAGGAATGATAGATTCCCAAGAAGAGCAAATAGAAGACAACCTAGGAACTCTAGTTTCAGACAAAGAAGGCAGGTTAGACAACCTAGATCTGGTAGACAAAGAAGAAGTTTCCGTCAACCAAGAAACTTTAGACAACCTAGATCTGGTAGACAAAGAAGACAGTTTAGACAGAGGCAACCGAGATCATTTAGAGTGAGGTATTCATTCAGACAGAGAAATTCTTTCCGAGTGAATATTCCATTCAGAGTTACAGTTCCTCAGAGAAATCCTGCAGCTTATAGACAACCAAGAGCATATCGTGCAGTTCAAAGATATCCACAAACTTCAAGTGTGAGAATATCGACAAGAACTTTGAGTCCTGGTGGTACTATTAGGAATAGTAATACTCAAGCACCAGCAACATCATCAACAGGTGGTGGTCAAGCACATACTCATCCATTCACTGGATCACCAATATCATGGACTGCAAATGTATCACCATTGAGAGTTCAATATATTGATGTGATTCTTTGCAAATTGGATAATAGATGCGACCATGTTGACTTCCAAATCTGTCCTTTCCCCTAGCAATACATTACGTTTAATGCTATAATAAATAATACACTGAATTTTATCTTATGACTAAATCAACTGGCAAGTGGTGTCCTCTAATTAAAAAAGATTGTGTTGAACATAAATGTGCATGGTATACACATATTACTGGGCAAGATCCTAACACTGGAAATCCAGTAGATCATTGGTCTTGTGCAGTTCAGTGGATGCCAATGTTGATGATTGAAAATAGTCAACAACAAAGATCTACAAGTTCTGCTGTTGAGTCTTTCCGCAATGAAATGACAAAGGCACATGAAACTAATCAGAATATGTTAGATGCAGTTGGCAATATGTATCTTGATATGTGTGAAGCACAAGGTGTCAATGTTTCTGAATACATTGAACAGATCGAAGGCATAGATAATGAAGAAGAAAACTTACTACCCGAATCCGAAGAGGAGCAACAATGAAAATTTCTATTATCCCAGAAGATAAAAAAATTATCGTAGATGGTAAGACTGTTGATCTTGAGGATAATGCACCTTGGGATTTTGATGATGAAACTATCCATGCAATTCAGTGGAGGGATGGTAGAGGTGAATTAGAATACGAAGATATTATTGGTGAAGATCCAGTACCGAATAAAATTTTTGGTGAAGATGAATTTGATACTATCGTTCAACCATACCTAGATTACTTTAATACATTCCTTACATTGTATGAGCAGAAAGAACTTGCTGCTGCACTATCGGAAGAAGAAAATCTTGCTGCTCAGATTGAAGAATTAAATATTGATAAACTAGAAAAAGAAGCACAACTTGTAATTATTGAAGATCTTAAAAGTCAAAACAAAGAACTTCGTGATGAGAGAGAAAAACTCTATGATGAACAAAGTAAAGAACAGCAAGCAAAAGTTTATGATCAACAAACTGCTTTAATGGAACTTCAGAGAGAAAAGGCAGCAAGAGAATCAGAAAGAGCATCACTTGAAGCACAGAAGGCAGACGAATTCTTTGAGAAAAAGTCTCTAGAACTTGCTAAAAAGTATGATGAACTTTATCATGACTTTGAGAAAGAAAAGGAAGAATTTATTGAGGAGAGAAAGCAGTATCAAGAACTGCTTCAGATGGAACGTGATAAGATGGAAAGAGAATCTGAGTCACTTGAGAAATCAATTCTTGCTGATGAACAAGAAGCAGTTCTAAAGAGACAGCAAGAAGATATAGTTCGTCAACTTGAAAATGAGGAAATTGAAATTTCCAAAATTGATCTCGAAATGCAAAAGCAAGGACTTGAAGTTGCATGGAGTGATGCACAATTTGCATTGGATGAAATTAAACGTGAAAGAGAAAGGATTGAACTTGACCACGAATTAGAACAGCAGAAATTCAAACAGGTAGTTGATAATGAGATGGATGTTATCATGAGATCTCATGAAGATGTTCTCAAGAAAATGGACATTGAGCAAACATATGATGAACTTGATGATGAACTAGAAAGAGAATTTGAAAAGGCAGAACTGGAGTATAGAGAAGTACAAAGAGAAAAACTTATACAAGCACAAAAGGTAGAGAATGTAGATCCTACTGAACTCTCCAAATTTGCTAATGAAAGTTTAGAGAGACAAGAAATTGAGAGTGGTCAAGAATATAGTGTTGATGACATCTTATCACTCATGGATCAAATTGATCCAGAGAAATTATACTCAACGCTTACAAATGAAGAGAGAGGAGATGGAACTGAAATTCCTCTAGATAAGGCAGTTAAATGGTTTGCTGCATTGAAAGAAGTTCTGGACAAAAACGATAAGTGATGACATATGAAACTTGAATTATTGAAGAACAACTATATGGTTGTTCCTGGTTTTATTGATTTAGATTATGCTAAAAGATTAGAAACAGAGTTCATCGTAACAAACGCACAATTTAAATTTGATGGTGATCCACAGGCACCAAGTTCTGCATCATGTTTTATGTTTCATCCTGCTGTAGAGTTGCTCTGCAATAAAACTGGTGAAGTCAGTAAACTTATTGATGAAACTGTTCTACCAACATATACTTACTCTAGAATATATCGTAACGGTAATGTTCTTGAGAAGCATACAGATCGTCCTGCTTGTGAAGTATCAATGACGGTACATCTTGGTGGTGATAAACCTTGGGCGATCTGGATTGAAACACCAGAAAGAGAAAAGAAATGCGTCACTTTGAATCCTGGTGATGCTATGTTATACTTGGGTTGTGTTGCTCCACATTGGAGAGGTAGATTTGAGGGTGATTATTATGCACAAATCTTCTTGCACTATGTAAGAAGTAGAGGAATGTATGGTAGCACATTTTTTGATAGAATACCATCAGAAGATATTGAAGATCAAGAACTATTAGAAGAGGAGTATGATGAAATGAAAAACAGATTAGAACATGTAACTAGCAAAACAATTCTCCCTAAGAAATATAGAGAGCAACAGTCATCTTCATTAGATATTATTCAGGAAGATAATGGCACCGATAGTTACGTTGACTTTGATAATGTCGTTATAGCAAATAGTAAGTATGAAAAGTTTCTTAAAAAGAAAGACACACCAGAACTACAAACAAAATCTAAACAATTAAGTTCTTTAGGTTTAGAACATTTCATCTGGCATGGTGAGGAATTTATTGAACCAGAATTTTGTGATAAACTTCTAGAAGAATATGCACCAACTAATTACTGGGATCAGACACTAACTGGTAGTGGGCATGACCCAAATGCAAGAAAGTGTCAGTTTATTCCAATTTCTGAGCAAGCAATCATTGAGGAAGAGAATGAGGATGAGAGGAGAGAAATTGATAATCAACTTTTTGAAATTGTAAAAGATATTATTGAAGAGTATCAAAGTAGACATCCAGAATTTGATTTAGAGATTCAGGAAGATAGTGGATATGAACTACTAAAGTATGAGGAAGGTGACTTTTATATTCAACATAGTGATTCATTTAAACAACAACCTAGAGCATTGACAGTGATTATGTCAATGAATGATGCCTATGAAGGTGGTGAAGTCGCACTATTCAATCGTGAATTAGTATATAAATTAGATGCTGGTGATGTGTTAGTGTTCCCATCTAATTTCATGTATCCACATGAAATCATGCCAGTTAAATCTGGAACTAGATATTCAATAATCACTTGGGTTGTATGAAGGATAGTGATTTTATTGGTGTTTATTCCGATGTTCTAGATAAAAAGACATGTGACCATATCATTCAGTATTTTGAAGACAATTATAAACATCCTGATGATTCTGGTTGTAAAATAAAAGCAGGATATGGTTCAAATGAAACTGAGAGAGGTTATCTTAGTCGTCATGATGAACAATGGTATATGGATCTAAGCAATCCTTGTGCAAATCTTATCTCAAAAGTTGTTGATCATTGTTGGAAACAATATGGTGAAAAGTATTGGGTTTCTGACTATATTGATGTCTATTTTGATGAAGTAAAACTGCAAAAGACTTCACCTAGAGGTGGATTTCACGACTGGCATTGTGAGGTAAATGATCTAGGTGTGGTTGACAGATGTGTTGCTTGGATGTTATATTTAAATGACATTCCTGAAGGTGAAGGTGAAACTGAGTTTCTTTGGCAAGGTCTCAGAGTACAACCAAAAGCAGGCACGATGTTAATTTGGCCAGCATTTTACACTCATACTCATCGAGGAAATGCCGTATATTCGCGCAGTAAATATATTGCAACGGGATGGGGTTTGTATTGTAGTGATGATGATGTTGAACTAGTCGATCATTTCGATTGGGATGATGATAAAAAAATTTACACAGGAAGAAAAAACTAATGGCATTATCTTATCAAGTTAAAAACGAAATAGAATCTGCTTCTACACATCTACGTGAAGCATTGGCATTTGCTGCAAGAAATGAGAAACCCTTCATTGTTAAAACATTAGGTGAAATGATTCATGCTCTAGATACTTTATCATCAGCAGATGAATTTATGGATACCATGCAAGATTTATTGAAAGAGCAAAATGATGAATTATCAGATTTTTAACGAACCATTTCCATACATTATCATAGAAGATACCTTCGATGCAGAACAACTAAAACTGATTTGGAGAGAACTTGAATTTCTTCTTGATAAATTGAATGATCCAGAAAAGTATTATGCTGCTAAGGATGAAAATGGAGAATATTTGACAACAGCAAAAGGTATGTCATTGGATACACTGTATAGTCAAAGATCTGTCTCCGACATTCTAAA